CTATCCCTAAGTTTTCCACTTTGTTCACAGGCGATAAGAATCCTCAATTATGCAGCTCTCCTTCTAAGAACCGACCTTCTAACTACTCCATATTTAATATCTTTCTTATTCTTCTCTTCTACTTTCTCCATTTGTCTATAGAATCTAGTAGCATCATTATGCTCTTGGTAAGCTCCTACAATATCTTGAATCTTTTTCTGAAGTTCAAGTTCCGCAGAATTCCCATACATATATCTACTAGCTGCCTTACATAAGTAACGAAGATTATCAATAGGGTCGTCACCATCAAACTCTTGGATGTCTTCCCTATTACCCGTTTCATTGTAAATGCAAGAAGGAATTGTCTCGACTAAAATAGGAGCGGCACCTTCAAATATCTGAAGTTTAGGAATATTCTGTTCATCTTCTTCATCCATAAATTGCTTACGATATTGAAGAAGTGCAACCTCACCAAAATTCCTAAATAATTCGGCAGCTTTATCTAAATCATAAATCTCATTAGGAGCTAATAGATTATGTCCTTTCTTCTCCCATCTAAGAAAATCATGTATAGATTGTAGGCCAGATACTCTACTTCCTGGACCATTATCACTACTATCAGGATTCAATCCAGAATATTTCTTAACTTGATCAGAAATAGTTTCAACTCCACGTTGTTGCCAAGCAGATCCACAAAGAATAAAATTAACTATATTCTCAAGATGACTTAATTCTCTAACTTCACTAGCCCAGAATGGAACATCTTCTCCTATCCATCCTCTTTCTCTGTAAATGTATATACGATTATCGGGACTGATTGCGGCCCACATTGCGTGGCACATCGCGCGCTTTCCCCAATCAATAGAAAGCAATCGCGGCCACCATTTTGGAATATCGAATGGCTTAATGACATGAAGGGCGTTGTCCGGTTCATTAGGAAATTTGATGGGTCTAAATTCAGTAAAAACACTTCCTTCAAATGCATGCCAGTCCCCATATTTCTTAGCTCTCTTCTCTGCTTCCGGAAGCATTTCCAATTTCATAACATATTGAGGATCATACTTAGTTCCCAATATATTATCTTGCGCGAAGGCAGGAATAAATATTCTATATAATCCAGTCTTAGAATCTCTTAAAAGTTTGTATCCATCCTCACAGGCTTTAACAAATCTTTTGTAAACGAACGTTTGTCCTACCCCTCCTGGATTGGAACCGTTTCTGACAATTGCAACGTTGCAACTGGAACTTCCTGGTCGAACTCTTGAACCAACCATGTATAAGTATGGAGCTTCAGGGAAGTGTGTAAGTTCATCGAAGGCACAATAGTTATACTGAGCGGAGTCATATTGTCTGACATCTTCCGCATGCTGGATGTGCCCGAAGTCCATATAACTTCCATATTCTCTCCACTCCCAAACATGCTTCTGTTCGTTATATATAGCTCCTGTTAATGGATAGTATTCTTTAGAAAGTCGAATGATTTCCCGTTCCAAGTCTGGGAATTTACGTCGAAGAATAATACCTTTAAATCCTCTAAATTTATAGAATCCTCGGATAAGAGGAAGTAGAGTAAGTATGAAACTCTTTCCTCCATAAGCCGCTCCACCATAGAGCGCTTCAAAGACTTCATCCGGAATTTTTAGATAGTCTTCTTGCCTAGGTTGTGGCTTAACTTCTCTGATAAAATCAGACCCAGGATCTCCGAATTCTATCATACTAAGCAGGCTTAACAACTACTACGCAAGTTGTGCTAGACGTGCATCGAAGAAACATAGCAGATGATGTTTCTCCAACTGTAGAAGAATTAGCTAAAGCAGACCACGTAACATTATCAACTGACACTTCTACCGCAACCGTAGATTGAATTCTGACAGTTCTACCAGGTAATGCATATGCCGTAGTCTGAGCAATAGCTAATGGAACGCCCATCATGAATGACACAGTATATTCCTTTTCTCCCGGTGGGGGAGGAGGTGCGATATCTGCCCAAGTATTCTCTTCCCAGACAGTGTCTAACCAACTCCCCGATGCCCATACACTTCCTACAGGACCAGCCGGCATTTATGGTCCCCAAGGAGTTCCAGATCCATCACCAGTTACTGGAGTATTATTTATCGCCTGAATATCTGAATTCATTCTACCACTAACTAGAGATGCTGGAAGTCTAGTCTGAATATCATCAATATCAGCTTGAGCAAGTCCCAGATTAAAGGCAGATGCTCTAGATGAAACTGTAGTATCCAAATTAGATGCAGTTAAACCAGTAACACTTCCAACTGATCCAACTACGTTACCATTAACATTACCGCCAACATTTCCTGTTACACTTCCAACTGCACCAGTTACTGATCCTACTGCTCCTGTAACTGAAGCTGTAGATCCTCCCACATTTCCAGTAACTGATCCTACAGCACCACTAACAGAAGCAACAACTTGATCCACATCTATATTGGTAGAAGATAGATTAACTGATGTAGTTGGACTTCCAATATTAGCCCAATCTATTCCAGCTTCTCCACCAGCAGAAACATCTAATGTTCTACCTGCAGTAGTAGGCTGCAAATATCCTGGAGCAGATGCGGCAAATAGCGCATCATAAACAGCTTCTTCTAAGATGGTGAATTTGTCGAAGACAATCAGCGCGCCTGATACTAATACAGATACTTCCATCTCTCCAACAGTAGCTGAATCAGTAGCATCGAAGGTAACTCCATAGACTCCATTAACTCTATGAGTTCCTCCACCAGAATTCTTATTCGCTGATGCCCCGCCATTAACTACTAATTTAATATCAGTATTAGCTATAGTTAGTCCCGTTTCGGGAGTCTTAAAATCAGTATCATCTAAGAATGGACCTAGGGCTCTAGATTGAGAGGCAGTAGATTGTCTAAGAAATCCAGCCATTATTATCCTCTTAATTTAGCATACATCTGATCTCTTGCAGCGCGCACATTACTAACAGTTCCATTACCTGAAGTCTTCGAATATGCTGAATCTAATTCAGAAAATGCTTCATGAGATTTAGCATCAGACTCGAAACCAAATCTAGTTGTAATGGTAGAGTAATGGGCATCCTGACTTCCATCACCTTCTAGCATCTGGACCATAACATCTCTGACATCAGTAAACTGATCATCCGATGATTCGGAATTTCTCAGAAATGTCCTCAGTTGTCTACCATACTGGGTTGAATCATTAAAGAAAATGTGATTCGCCATTTATTGTCTCCTTAACTGATGGTAAAGATACCAAGGATTTCCAGTTGCTCCAGCCGGTTCTGATAGAAATGTAGCGCCTTCCAAGTTAACAGTATCTCCAGTATTCCATGATACTGTAGGATTTCTTGCAGTTGCTGTTGTCTGTATCTCCCAAGCCATTATTCCACCGAGAGAATTACCACTATCCCAAATGTCAGCTAATACATGAGAACTAAATGGAGAATCTACAGAATCTATACTTCCAGGCCCAAATACATGAGCACTTCCACCAACAATCCATATTGCATTATTTTCTGAAGGAGTTATTGATCCTGGTTGAAAGCTAGTTAGTCCAGATGTATCTTTGTTTCCGCTCTCTTGATCAAAACTCCCTGAAACTTTTCTACCAGATAAAGCTATAACTCCTACCCAAGGTTCTAATGTAAGTCCAGGAAATCCAGGAACATCAAAAGTAAAAGTGTGGGAAGAACCTGTTCCTGGCGCCTCAACATAAAATATTTGGGATATTCCATTAAAACCATTTAATTGTCTTGTTAAGGCGGTCCATGTATTACTTTCGCTATCACTTGGTTCTGCTAATGCCTGAGTAACCCATGATGCTACAAGAACAATTAAGTCTGCACCTATTGTATTGATGGGATCAGTAGTAATTGCCATCCCATCTGAAGATGCCTTACTTGTTGATGCAACAACTGAGAATGCCATTTACCGCGCGCACCAACCATTTAAATAAAGATAACCATCTAGCAATTCATTCTTTATTGCGCCGTATTGATTATCGAATATTCCTATCTCCACTTTCTGATCCCTGATAACAACCTTTCCATCTTTCATTAAAGGAATCTTAGACTCAAAATAAAAAGTC